AGCCGGGTCGGCAGCACCGGCGCGCCGGCCGCCTCGTAGAGCCGCGCGGCGAGGAATTCGTTGCGCGCGTGGTCGTCCGATTTGGAGACCTTGACGTAAAACTTGTTGCCGTCCGGGTCGGCGTATTGGCCGCCCGGATTGCTGCCCAGCTTGCCGCCGAGCTTCGTCCAGTTGCTGGTATCGACCGGCGCGTTCGGATCAGCGGGTGATGCGGCGGGCTTGGGCGGCAGCTTGAGGATGTGCTGATCGACGATGCCGTGGTCGATCTCGTGATTGAGGAAGCCCTTCAGGTCGTCGGGATGCGCCAGGGTGACCGCCTCGCTCTCCCACCCGGCGTCGTCGGGCGTGCCGCCGACGCGCTTGGCGAAGTAGTAGCGGGCGGTCCCGGTGGTGCGCTCGACGTCACCGGCGAAGCCGGTCAGCGCCACATGCAGCCCGCTTTCCTCGTAGGCTTCCTTCAGCGCGGTGCCGCGCAGCGTCATCCCCGGCTCGACGGTGCCCTTCGGGAAGGTCGCCTTGTAGCCGCCAAACTGGTTGGTCGGATGCACGATCCAGACGCGCCCGTCCGGCTCTTGGATGATCACCCCGGCGCCCTGCTTCTTGCCCGGCGGCGTGGTCAGCTTCGGCTCGGAGAACGGCGAGACGTTGGAATCGACCTCGGCCAGTTGGTCCCACCCGGCGTTGGTCTTCGGCGGATTGGCCCAGTGGGCGATGGCGACATTGCCGATTTTGGTCGCCGCCGTCGGCTCACCCTTGAAGAATGACGCGGATTTGCCGCTGGCGCCGCCGGTTCCCGCGCCGGATGCTGGAACGCCACCGCCGGAGGATTTCCCACCGCCAGATGATGCGCCACCACCGCCGCCGCTGCTGGTCCATTGGCCTCCGCCCTCGCCGGATTTGATCCGAGGCTCGTTCGGGTCGAAGGCGTCGGACGTCTTGCCGCCGAGCGCCTGTTTCTGCGCCGCCGTGCCGGCGTCGTAGTCCTCGACCTTCGCGCCGTCGCCGGTCTTGTAGGGCGCGTGATGGCTCGGGTCGTAGGTCATGAAGACCACGTCCGGGCGCCCGGCGTTGTATTTCCCGAAGGTGGAATAGTCCCAGCCGTCGGGCTTGTATTCGTCGTTGAACGGCAGCCGCGCTACCGCCTTGAAGCCGTTCTTGCCATAGATGTCCGGCAGCACGGTGTCGAAGCAGTCGAGCCGCCGGCCGCCCTCTTGAGCGGCCAGCGCCAGCATCGATGCGGCGCCGTTCTTCGGCCCGCCCGGACGGCGGAACACCGAGATGATGTCGTCGCCGTGCAGCGCGAAGCCGGCTTTGGCGTCCGGCGTGGTGAACAGCCGCATCTGGTCGTAGTCGGCCGGGTCGTAGACGTGGACCGCCGCGCCGAATTTGGAGTCAGCTTTGCTGGCCGTGAGATACTGAGCGAAGGTGGCGCCGCTGCCGGCGCCAAGCTCGTGATAGACCGGATTGTCGGCCTCAGCCGCCGCTAGGGCTTGGGCGCCGGCTCCGGTGGCGCGGTAGACGGCCCGGACGGCGGCACCGTCAGGTCGCAGCCCGCCGCCTCCAACATCTCTAGGGCTTCCTCGCGTGTAAGCCCCGGATGGTTCGCCAGGACTCCCGCCAGGAACTCCTGATCGCTCAGCGGCAGTGGTTGCAGCGGTGTTGCCATCGACCTTCTCGCCCTTACCTTGGGTAGATGTTGCGCCGGCCCCACCGTTGCCAGCGGTATTTTCACCGGCCGGGCGGGTCAGCTTCAGCGTCGAGCCGGTCGCCGGGTCGTTGGCGGTCACCGCCAGATGCGAGCCGTCCGGGTGGGTCCAGACGTCGGAGTGACTCACCGCCCGCCACTCGTGCAGCTTCAGGAAGCTGTCGAGTTGCGTCATGTTCGACTTGTCGATGTGCGGCCCGCTGTAGCTGTCGGGATCGGCGTCGCTGCGCTTGAAGCCGACCCCGGTCAGCAATTGGTGGTGCTTGTCGGCGCCGGCCGCCTTGCTGCCGCCGGCCCCGGCGGTCCACTCGCCGGTCTGGTTGCGCGGCTCGCTCGGGTCGAAGGCGTCACGCCCGCGCCCTCGGGTCCAGCCCTGCCATAGCCGCTTGCCGTCCGCCCAGAGGATCAACCGACGCCGTCGCCGCCGGGCTGTGGGCGCGCTAGGTGGCGCCGCCCGGTCATCCGCTGCCTCAGCCCTCGGGCGCGCGGGCAGCCCGGCATGCCCCTGGCAGACGTCGCAGCCGCAGCCGGTGTCATGGGTCGCCGGCGGCGGCAATTCGCCGCCATAGGCGGCGCGGTGGCGGTCCCTGGCGAGGTAGCTGTAGATCACCGCGCCGCTGTCGCCGATCGAGCAGCGGGCGCCGCAGCGGCCCTCGTCCACCAGGGCGACGTGGTTACCGACAATCTGGCGCTGCGCGCCCCGGCCCCTGGAGACGCGCTCGTAGCGCGCGTCGTAGCCGCAGGACAGCGCCAGCTTGCGCTTGCCCCGGAACTTCTCGATCGCCGCCGGGTCGGTGAACACCAGATCGGCGACCAGACAGTCGGCGTCGTCGCCGGTGCCACGGCGGACGTTCTGCACATGGCCGATGGCAAGCTGGCGGTGATTCGCCGGCGTGACTTCCTCGAAAGGATGGTCGTCGGTGATCGCCTTGCCTTCGAAGCTGGCGATGGCCTCCGGGCGGAACACCTCGGAGGCGTCGCGGGCGACGGTGACCATGCCGTGGTCGTCCGGATCGAGCGGCACTTCGGTGGCGTGGTAAATCTGATCGCCGCAGCGGGCGATGATGGTGTCGGTGACGATCAGGAAGCCGTCCGGCGTCAGCGCCTGTCGCGGTGACAGCCGCTCGGCGGTGTGCCAGCGCATGGGCGCCTCCGTCAGTCAGTCAGCCACAGCACCAGCGCAATCAGCGCCAGTTCCCACAGCACCATCACCAGCAGATAGATCGCGAGACGCCACCAGTCCTCATCCACGAGCAGACAGAGCGCGAGGCGGCAACAATCCTCGTCTATGCGCTGCGCGCCGGAGCATTGACGGTGGTCACCACGTCATTGCCCGTCCGGGTCTGCTGCCACACGCCCGCGCAGGTCGCGCATGTGTAGACCGTGAGGAAGGTGTTCGGGTCGGCGTTGACCTGCGTGCCCGCGCCATCGACCACAGGCTCCCACGCGATCTTCGTCATCACGCTCGACTGCGCGGTGATGCGGCAGGCCGCCGGCTCGTTCGGGCAGTCAGGATGGCGGTTGGTTGCCTCCGCCGGCGGCATGGGTTCGGGCGGCGGCTCGGTTTCCGACATGGCTTCAGTATCCCGCCTCGGTGGTCGCCCGCTCGCTCTCGATCTCGGCGCGCCAGAACAGTATCGCGCAGCGCCCGCACAGCAGCGCGGTTCTGCCAGGATGATGGAAGGCCCCCGGCAGCACCAGCGCCGCTTCAAATGGCGCCAGCGGTGTTTGGCAATGCGAGCAATCATAGACGTCTTCCGGCAAATAGCGCACGCGGCCCCAATCGTATTTCAGCGGCTGGACGTTGAGGTTTTTCGTCACGGCGTCAGTCTCCTTGGCGGCGCGTCCACTCTACTCCGGCAGGATGGGCAGGGCGACGCAGCGGCAGTTCCAGATTTGCCCCGGATGCGAATGATGATCCGGCGGGTCCGATAGCGGCGGGTCGTCCCAGCGGAATTCGTGATTGTTCAGCCGACGGTGGCTCGGCCGCACCTTCCAGTCGCCCGACGTCTTCCAGATGTAGCTGTCGGCGCCGACATGCACCGCCCTCGCCTGCACCAGCACGCTGGCGGTGCGCGCGGTCTCGGTGCGCGCGATCAGCGTGGCGCGGTAGTTCAGCCATTCTTCGGTGGCGTCGGGATGCGCCAGCGCCAGCGCCTCGCGGATGTCGCCCTCAAGCTCGGGATAGCGCGAGCCGAGCGAGATCGCGTTCAGGGTGTTCTCGTGCACCCGCTGCGCGGCGTCGAGCGGCAGCGAGGTGATCAGCCCGACCTGCTCGTTCAGCAGCCCGACCATCGCCTCGCCGGTCGGCGCGTTGAGGATTTCCTGGCGCATCTGATAGGACATCTCGGCGGTGTAGCGCTGCCACGCCGTGAGGTTACGCCGATTGACCTCCTTGATCATGCGCCATGCCGCCGCGCGCGCCCATGGCAGCGTCCCCGCCGTGTAGCGCCGCAACGCCTCGGTCAGT